CGCTTTGTCTTCTGCGATTAACTTTTCAAGCATCGCTTCAAATTTAGATTGGTTTGCCATTTTTCTCTCCTATTGTTTAGATATGGTAAGGCTGTCAATTGTATTTATGGATTTTGAAGAAAAGTACGTAGATATAGGCTTAAATGCGCCGGTTTTACATTAAGATTGTAAAATCTTAAAGTTTTCTGTGAATTCTGCCGTTGTCATGTGTGAAAAGTTCACTAATTGCACTAAATTGTCCGGACAGTAATCCTCTTTGTTCTGTACTACTCTTATATATCTCTTTTGAGGATTTTTCTGACAAACGATACCAACCTGTCTGGCCCAATTACCGTGGTATGTAGCAGGGTCATTAGATTTTTTATAATTTTCTGTGTCTGCGTATATGTTATTAAGTGATCCGCCTTCACCCTTTACGTTTTCTGCATCAGTGCCCATGAAGTCAAACCCTAGCAAATACATAGTATCATTCTGATGTGCTTGTGGGTTTTTAGGATCTCCGTATGTGGCTAACCATAATGCTGTAGGTCCACTACTCCAACCCAATGGCTCGTCAAAGAAGTTAAAAAGATTCATTTCCTTGTATATCTTATTAGGATTAGTCCATACTTCGTTGTTGTATTGCCACTTATGTCTATTGATCTCTTGTATCATCTTAGTATCAACAGCTACCAGATAGTCTGGTTCAAAGTGTCTATACACAGCATTACAGGCATATATCTTACCGTGTGGCTTTAATGCTTCTAATGGGATTGGGTTTCTTGATTTTCCATTACCTATTATAAAGGCTGTGGACATTTAACTTCCTCGTAAAATTTAAACTGCTTCTTCGGCGTTAGCGGCTAAACCGTACATCTGACGAACAAAGTGCAATTCTTTTTGTTGCTCTTCTTTATGTAGTTCAGATGCTTTACGAATTTTGTTAATTTGGCGTAGAGTTAATCTTGTTTTACGTGTATCATCTTTTGAGACAATAGAATCGTCATAACTTGGATCGTAACCTTTATTTTCAGTAGGCTCCAAAGTTTCTTTATCAAAATAAAATAGTTCACGTAGTATCATGCTAGTATTTATGCTGGAGGTGGTGGTGTTCCGCCGCCAGGTGCTCCTCCGCCCGTTGTTGTATCTACTGGAGGTGCTGTTCCTCCGTCTACTGGTGCAGGCTCATCTCCTGCCGCAACATCTTCTCCTGCTCCGTCACCGGCCATGTCTGCTGACATACCTGCACTTGAAATTCCTGCTCCTCTTAACTCACCTGCTGAATCTGTTGGCACTGGAGTAATATTTTCATCATTCTCTTCACGCCATAGTCTTTCGTTTTCTGCAAGTTCCTCTTCTGTCATTCCTAAGAAACGTTTAAGTGCAAATCTATTACTAATGTAAGGTATAGCACTCATTTGTGTATAAGTTGGTACTCTTGCATTATCAATTTCACTTTGTCTGTAACTTGCAAAGTTTTGTGGTGGTTGGAATCTTAAATCAAACATAGCAGTATCAATGTTGATACCTTTTTCTAGCAAGTAACGTTTAAACTCTTGGCTAAACTGTTCTATAACTAGGTTTTGTAATCTTTCACAATATGTATTAAATCTTAGTTCTTGAATGTATGCAGTACCTACTCTACCATCTTGAAACTGTGTTGCTCCATCGTCTGGTCCTGTTGGTAAGTATGAACTTGGAATACGTAATCCTCTAACAAGTTTGTTAGTAAAGTATTTAAGATCATCAATCTCACCTAAGTTAGTACCACCTGGTAATGTTTCAACTTTAGAGCCACGCCCTTCAGCAGTCTGTGGAAAGAAGTAGTCTTCGTTGATTGATAATGGATTGTATGCACTATCAATAACATTTTGTCCGCCACCTGTTGCACTAGGAATACGTCTTTGGTGAATGTCTGTTTTTACACGTTCAACAAATTGCATAGCCAAGTGCGATGGCATATTACCTACATCTACATAAAACACTCTACGTTCAGGCGCTCTTTGTACTCTGTATATTATAATTGCATCTTCAAGTAATTCTTTTTGTTTGTAAACTTTAAAAATACTTTCAAGCAATGAATTACCAAATGGAAAGTTTCCATCAAGTCCTTCACTTAAACTTAAATGTACCATGTTCTCTGCATCAACGGCAATTTCCATTGCGTCTTTTTGAAAACGCCCACCGCTCATTGATTGATTAGGTGCACCTACTTGTCCACGAACTGAACCTGTTAAGTATCCGTCACCGCCACCTGTAACGTTTCCGTTAGTTTGATGTGGTGTAGTTGCTACTGCATCTTTAAAGTTTAAATTTACATTTTTAACAATGTATTGTTCTGGTGTTTTACCTTGTGATTCATTTACAATGATACGTGAAACGTTTGCTGGATCAACATGGAACCAACGTTTAGTTTCAGGATCTCTAATGAAAAAGGCATCACCATATTTAAAAATGTTACGTAATATACGAAACATCTTAGTTTCAAAATTCTGTATCTTACACCATTGTTGTAAGTATAGTTTTAAAGTTTGTACTTCTGTGTTTGTTGCATCTTGCTTGTAATCAATAATAAAAGGTGATTGATTGTTTTTATTTTTTTGACTTGTAAATTCTGCAAGAATATCTAGTGCGGCATTTACTTCTGAATCTAAATCCATTGTGTTGTATTGTCCATAACGTTCAACACGATTTGGACTACCTACATACACATCTGGTAGATAAGAAGAATAATTAGCTTGAGCAGGACCCATTCCATTATTACCCGGACCACCCAAAGGTGAGTAACTTCCAGAACCGCCTTGTTCTGTATCTACGGGGTTAAAATATCTTTTCCAACTCATTTATTATCCTTATACGAGGTTGTCTGCTACTGTTTGACCGCTTCTTGATTGTTTTCTTAGTTCAACGAGCATCATCTGTACACTACTATTTAACTGATCTAACTTATCTGCGGCACCCTTCTGGCCTTCACCAAAACTTGTGAAGTTGCTAACAAGGTTTGCTTTAGCATCTGCATCCATTTTACTATATTGAGTTTGGTAATCACCTAATTGTTTTGTTAGTTCTGTAAGAGATTTTGATACACTTTTTAAATTGGCTCCATCCATTGCTTCTAAGAAGTTAGCAATACCTTGTAATCCATCACCAATTGCTTGTAGTCCTGCGGCATCTACATCAGCAAATAGTTTTACGTCTTCTGCCAAGTCTGCTATTCCGCCCGAACTTCCTCCAAATAAACTTCCTAATGCTTTACCAATACTATCTAGTACACCATCTCCTGTAAATGCACTCATACCTTTGTGTAAACTTGTTAATGCAGGTCCAACTGCGTGTAAGTTAGCAGGATCAAGATCTTCAAACGCCTTAACGCCTCTTGCTAAAGAACCAAGTGCATCTTTACCTACAAAGTTTGCAACTATACCACCTGCGGCAAGGGCCGCGATTGGTCCTGTAATTTCTTTTAATCCACCTCCAACAAGTGCAAGTTTGGCTCCGTCCATGTCTTCAAACTTTTTAACACCATCAGCAAGGTTACCAACAGAGTTGAATATACTGTCTATCAATAAGGATATACCAGCACCAGCGGCTCCAATACCAGCCATTGCTACACCAAGTGCTAAGAATCCTGGTGCCGCAAGTCCTAGTGGTATTGCTAGTTTACCTATTGCTAATCCTAGTCCTAAGAATAATACTCCCATGGCAACTCCGCCTATGAGTAAGTATTTTCCTACACTTTTTAATCCGTCAACTATAGGACTTAATAATCCACTTGAACCTTCTGTGCCTTTTTCTGTTGTTCTTCCTCTTTGGTCTTTTTTGTCTGGTGTTCCTGCTGTACCAAACAACATACCACCAATTGCCTTTTTAAGTGGTTCCCAAATGTATTCTTTAATCATTGCTCCAAACGACATATTCTTCATACCATCTGTAAATTTTGTAATAGTATCAGAAATCCATTTCATGGCACCATCAAATGCTACCATTCCTGGGGCACCTGGTGCAAACAGTTTTGTAAATGTGTCAGCAACACCTTCAAATACTATAGTTAACTTATCAAATATTCCGCTATCTATTAATGCGTTTACAATTTTGTTTCTAATGTTTTGAATCTTACCTTCAAACTCTGTTAATCCTCTACCTGCCGCCTTGGCCGCATCTCGTTGTTGTTTTACAGCT